GAAGAGGACCAGTCGGGCAACACTTACGACAATGTTGTTTCGATGTTGACGCAGGGGCTGGCCGGCGAGCATTTTGGTTTGAAGATGGGCAAGGAGGTCGGCATCACCCGCGTTTTCTTGCCGGACGGCGGTGAGATCACCCCGTCTACGTCATCCTCGGCGGCTAAGGACGGCGGTAAGGAAACGTTCGCGGTAGCGGACGAAACGCACCTTTATACGACGGACCAGCTTCGCAAGATGTATCGAACGGTAGCCAGGAACACGGGCAAGCGGAAAGAGGGCGAGCCGTGGATGCTCGACACGACTACCGCGTGGCAGCCGGGTGAGCGTTCCATCGCGGAGCTCGCGTCCGACAAGTACCAGGGGACACCTGTTGCGGAGGCGGTGCTGAAAACCGGCGTTCTTTACGATCACCGTCAGGCACCGGAACCAAAACGCTTTAACGTGGACGCCTCGCTCATCAAAGCGATGAAAGACGGCTACGGCCCCGCGGCGGAGTGGATGGACTTCAAGCGCATCGTGCGGATCATCCGTGACGCCGAAGATCCCGAGGCCGAGGCATATCGTTATTGGCTGAACCGTCCCCGCCTTGCCGGTACGCAGTGGGTGTCCGCGAAGCAGCTAGAGGACATTGTTGCTTCCCGTGAGGTTGCCCCCGGTTCGTCAATCACCCTTGGTATCGACGCATCCGAGTACGACGACCACACGGCGCTGATTGGGTGTACCGAGGACGGCTATTTGTTCCCCGTTGGTATCTGGGGTCGCCCGGAGGACTTGCCGAAGGAGATTCCGTGGGAAGTGCCGATGGAGGAGGTCGACCAGACCGTCCGGTGGTGCTTTTCCGAGTTCAACGTCGTGAGCCTGTACGCCGATCCGCCGTGGCTGGCGGAATACCTGCCGAAGTGGGCCAGGGACTTCGGCGAGAAGCGCGTCACGGAGTTTTGGACGAACGTGGACACGAAGATGGCTGTCGCGTCCGGTGCGCTTCGCACCGCTATCCGTCAGCAGACGGTGGCGCTCGGAACCGATGAACTCAGGACACATAACGACCTTCGCAACGGCAAACCGCTTTTCATCTGGCATCTCGAGAACGCCAGAACCCGCAAGGTCAAGATCAAGCTCGAGGACAAGGCCGAAGAGGCTTACATCGTCACCAAAGACCGCAGGGGCTCGCTGAAGAAGATCGACTCTGCCCCCGCCGCAATTCTCGCGTACCGCGCCCGGAACGACGCCCTGAAATTGGGTGAGTTCAAGAAGAAGAAGCGGGGTCGCCTCATAACTTTCTAAGGAGCCCCCTATGGCGCTTACCCCCCCGAACCAAACGGTCGAAGTGCCGCTGGTTTCCAATTCCCCAGATAGCCAGCCGGTCGGCTCGCCACTTTGGTGGGTTGGGCATCTCGAGGGCGAGATGAACAAGCGTCAGTCGCTTATCTGGCTTCAGGAGGATTACTTCGCCGGTCGGCACAAGATGACCTTTGCGTCCAGCGCGTTCCGTGAGGCGTTCGGGCAGATGCTCGCGGCCATTTCTGACAACTGGATACCTCTGGTTATCGGTGCGTCGTGCGAGCGTCTGAAGCCGCAGGGTTTCCGGTTCGGCAAGGACGCCAAGGGCGATGATGAGGCGTGGCGGATCTGGCAGGAGAACCAGCTTGACGCCGATGCTTCCCTCGCGTTCACGGAGGCCGCGAAGCACGGCGAGTCTTACCTGCTGGTGTGGCCGGCGGAGGACAAGAAGCCCCGTGGCATTTTCGGTCGCATGTTCTCGAAGCGTTCGAGCGAGCCGGTGCCGCGGATCACTGTGGAGCATCCGTCGCAGATGATTGTGGCCCGTGAGGGTGGCGACCGTCGCCGTCGTGCCGCCGCGTTCAAGCGGTGGGAAGAGGACACGGGCGAGGTTTGCGGAACCCTGTACCTGCCGGACGAGATCCACTATTTCGTCAAGAAGAGTGACGGGTGGAAGGTGCGCCGTCCTGCGGCTGCCAACAAGCTCGGTGTTGTTCCGGTCATTCCGTTGGTGAACGAGCCGCAGATGCTCCCGTGTTATCCCCCGGCGGCACTTGCCCAGCTTCCTCATGGCGTCAACGCTTACGCGCATGTTGGCCTTGGTCGTTCCGATCAGGTGGACATCGTTTCGACGGTCGACCAGATCAACAAGCTCCTTTGCGACATGATGGTTGCCTCTGAGGTCGCGGCGTTCAAGCAGCGGTGGGCGACCGGCCTGGAGGTGCCCGAGGACGAGGAGGGCAACCCGCAGGAGCCTTTCAAGGCCGCGGTGGATCGTTTGTGGGTCGGCGATGGCGAGAACGTCAAGTTTGGCGAGTTTCAGGCCACTGATCTAAGCAATTACACGGGCGCGATTGAGCAGCGCATCCAGTCGCTCGCGGCCCGCACCCGCACCCCGCCCCATTACCTGCTCGGGCAGATCACGAACGTTTCCGGTGACGCCCTGAAGGCGGCTGAAGCGGGGTTGTCCTCGAAGACCAACGCGAAGAAAAACAGTTTCGGCGAAGGGCTCGAGGAGGCCATCCGTCTCGCGTTCGCCTGGATGGATGACGACCGGGCGATGGACTTGTCGTCCGAAGTTGATTGGGCACCGTCGGAGGCCCGTTCGGAGGCCGAGTATGTCGATTCGCTGGTGAAGAAGATGGCGTTCGGCGTCCCGAAGGAGCAGTTGTGGGCCGATGCCGGCTACTCGCCGCAGCAGATCCAGCGGTTCAAGGGGATGCTGATGGAGGAGGGGCTTCGTACCGACGTATTCGGTCCTACCGTCCCGGCTCCGGTCGATCCCAACCAGCCGGTAACGGATCAGCCGGATGTCCCAACTAGCTGACCGCCACATTGAGCTGAACGCGGTCCTGCGGGGCAACACCGTGGGCGCTCTCACCCGTATCTGGCGAGCACTTCCCGATCACCGGGACGCTTCCCTGGAGACGTGGCTTCAGTCGGTTCCCGCTCTTATCGCCGCCGCCCGCCGGCAGCAGATCACCATTACGTCAACGTACCTGTCCCGTGCCCTTGACCGTCCGGTTGATGGCGCTGACGCGGACGCGATCATGGCGGGCTACCGCAACGGAACCCCACTGGAGACCGTTTACAAGCGTCCGTTCGAGGTGGTGTGGCGTTCGGTGGGTGCCGGGACGCCTTATCCCGCAGCCGCGGAGCAGGGATTGGCCCGCGCCGCCCAGACAGCCGCCGCCGATGTTCAGATGGCGATGCGAGACACCCTCACGTCAGTCGGGCAGGCCGAGGATTCCATCTGGGGTTATCAGCGCGTAGCCGACGGTGGTGCTTGCGAGTTTTGTCTGCTCCTCGACGGTGCCCAGTTCAAAACGGATGATCCCATGCCGATCCACAACTTCTGTGGCTGCGGAGTGGAGCCGGTCGTTTACACCCGAGGATGGGCGAACCGGAACAACCTTGCGAAGTTCAACTCTTCACTCCAGAAAACGCCCAAGGGCGTCGATGTGAACACTCACGGCGAGCTCGGTCCCGTTATCGGGAACCCCGACCACGCCTTCACCACCGCGTAACCCAACGGCGCTCGACGCGCCCCACACAAGGAGCCATTCGTATGGACCCCGCAGTTGACACGCCCCCGGTGGGCGAAGCAGAACCCGATGCCCCGATCAACGCTGAAGCGGCGGTCGAGGACATCGCGGCACAGGCCGAGAAGCCCGATGCCGTAAGCAACGCGATCAAGGCGGAGCGCGAAGCCGCGAAGAAGGCCAAAGCCGAACGCGACGAAGCCCTCGCCAGGATCAAGGAGTACGAGGACGCACAGAAGTCGGAGGCAGAGAAGCGCGAAGAGGCGCTTGCCGAGACACAGAAGGAACTCGAAGCCCTCCGCAACCAGAACCACCAGCTTGAAGTCCAGCAGCTACGGGCGACCGTGGCCGCTGAAAAGAATCTTCCCCCGAAGTTGGCCGGCAGGCTGACCGGGGAGACCATCGAGGAGATCACGGCTGATGCCGACAGTCTCCTTGAAGACCTGGGAACGATCTCAGGCGAAACGCCCCCTCCCGGTGATGGCGGCGCTCGCACCCCCGTACCTCCGAAGGATCTGGATGACCAGATCGCCGAGGCGGAACGGAAGGGCGATTTCCGCACGTCAATGAGCCTGAAAAACCAGAAGCTTCTTCTGGCGTCTCGGGCATAACACAAGGAGGCCATTATGGCCGGAATCACAGGTCAGGGCGATACCTTCGACCTTCCCAATTACACCGGGGAACTCCTCGCGATTACCCCGCAGGACACCCCTCTGCTCTCAGCCATCGGTGGTCTCACCGGAGGTTCGAGTGTCGATTCGACGGTGTTCAGCTGGTCCACCTACGATCTGCGTGACGCTGACGAAGCCCGTCAGCGCCTCGAAGGTGCGGACGCACCGACCGCTACGGCACGGGTCCGTTCGACCGTTCGTAACGTGGTCGAGATCCACCAGGAGCAGCTGGAGATCAGCTACACCAAGCAGGCCGCCATCGGTCAGATCGCATCGAATGGTTCAAGCCATCCGTACGGTGTCGCCGGCACCGGCTCCAACGCCGTGACGAACGAGGTTGACTGGCAGCTCCAGCAGCACCTCGTTCAGATCGCTCGGGATGTCGAGGTCGGGTTCATCAAGAACACGATGGTCGAGCCCGCCAACAACTCCACCGCTCGCAAGACCGCTGGACTGGCGTCCGTCATCACCACCAACGTCAAGAACAACGCTGACACCACTCTCGACAAGGACGACGTTCTTGACGTGATGCAGCTTTGCTACGACAACGGTGGCCTGATGGAAGGCGAGACCCGCGTTCTGATGGTCGGTTCGACCCAGAAGCGCGCCGTCTCCGAAGCGTTCGTCAACGCCACGGACGGTTACCGCTGGCAGGACAGCAACGTCGGCGGTGTCAACTGCCAGTCGATTGAGACTGACTTCGGCAAGCTGAACGTCATGCTGAACCGTCACGTCCCGTCGGATGAGGCGTATGTCCTCTCCCTCGAGGATCTGGATGTTGCTTCCTCGAAGTACCCGGCAAGGGTCACTTCTTCGTGGAGCCGCTGTCCAAGACTGGTGCTGCTGACAAGTACCAGATCTACGGCGAGATCGGCCTGAAGTACGGCAACCAGCGCAAGCACGGTCGCCTGCACAACATCGGCGGTTACAGCTCGTAATCGCATCTGGCGCACCGCGGCTTCGGTCGCGGTGCGCCGTTGTGTTTTTCTGATCGAAAGGAGCGCCCGTGGCTTTCGCAACGGTTACAGATGTAGCGACCCGGCAGGGGCGAACTTTCACCACCGCCGAAGAGAACCAGGTGACCTTGCTCATCGAACTTGCGACCGCGGCTATCGCTGACGCGGCACTCAAGGATGACGCCTGGGCGGCGGCACTTACCCCTGTCCCCGACATCATCAAAGGTTTGACGATTGAGCTTGTCGGCAGGGCGCTCGCCAATTCCGAGGGGCTGACCAGCCAGTCGGAGCAGATCGGTTCCTACCAGTACATGAAGAGTTTTAACAAGGAGGCGACGACCGCCTTCGCATTGACCGGCATGGAGCGCCGCATTGTGCGCCGCACCGTTGGTTCACTGAATTACGACGTTCGCACCCCGACCTTCACCGAGGATTACCTCGAGAGCTTGGTGTCGTGAGCGAGGTTTCCATTCTTGTGCCCGTTCTGGGCAGGCCGCATCGCGTAGCACCGTTCCTTGATTCAGCCCGGAATGGGACGCCCGGTGCGGAGGTGCTTTTCATTGCCGACCCCGCCGATTACGGCACCCATGACGCCCTGGAGAACGCCGGGGCCGATTGGATCACGGTGGAGGGCGGCTACGCGAAGAAGATTAACGAGGGTGTCAAGCGAACCGACTCCCCACTGATTTTCACCGCCGCTGACGACCTTAACTTCCGTCCCGACTGGTTCGAGAAGGCTAAGGCCCGCCTCGGTGACGGCATCGAAGTGGTCGGTGTGAACGACCTTTGTGCAGCCCGCGTAATGGCCGGCGAGCACGCCACGCACTTCTTGATGACCCGCGAGTACGCCGAGATGCCGTGTCTTGACGCTTCCCCCGGCCCGTTCTCCGAGTCTTACACCCACTGGTATTGCGATGACGAGCTTGTTGCGACCGCCCGTCACCGGAACGCCATTGCTTTCGCCACCGACTCAATCGTGGAGCACCTGCACCCGATGGTCGGCAAGGCCGATGACGATGCGACCTATCAACTGGGACGGATGAACCGCAAGGTGGATCAAAAGATGTTCAAGCGTCGGAGCAGCCTGTGGGCTTGACCGAACATTCCCCCCGTCAGCGTTCCACGATGGACGTGACGATTGTTGTCTCAACTTTCGGTGGTGCCGAGTGGCAGGAGTTGGCGGAGTCCCGTGCCATCCCTTCGGCCATTGAGCAGGCACCTGTGATTCACGCCCACGGTGACACGCTCGCCAAGGCCCGCAACCAGGGACTCCAGGCGGTCGAGAGCGAGTGGGTCATCTTCCTTGACGCCGACGACGAGCTCACACCCGGCTATGTCGATTCGATGCGGCAGGGTTTGGCCGACCTTCGCGCCCCCGCGGTCGAGTACGTCGGCACCCGTGTCCAAGCCCCTTACGTCCCGAAGGTGGCGGGCCACCGCCACGACTGCTCCGGTGATTGTCTGGTCGACGGCAACTGGCTCGTGATCGGTTCCACGGCCAAGGCGGACATTCTCCGTGAGGTCGGCGGGTTCCGCGAGTACGAGGTGTATGAGGACTGGGACCTTTGGCTTCGCGCCTATCTAGCTGGCGCATCGGTTGAGGCGGTTCCCGCCGCCATCTACCGCGCCCACGTTCGTTCCGATTCCCGTAACCGTGCCCCGTCGATGCAGGTGAAGAACCGCGTTCATTACGAGATCGTGAAGGCCATCGGGTGAGAATCTTCCTTGACATCGGGGCGCACAACGGGCACACCGTTGAGGCGGTCGCCGGCATGGACTTCGACCAGATCTTCTCCTTTGAGCCGATGCCGGAACAGTTCGCCGAACTGGAACGCCGTTTCGGTCACCTGCCGAACGTGACCTTGCTCCCTTTCGGGTTGAGCGGCGCGACCGGCAAGCGTTCCCTGTACGGCTCCAACGCCAATCTTGAGGCATCCGTTTACCCCACGGGAAACACCGTGGATGAGTCGATTGTCACTCGCTGCCATTTCGTTTCCGCCTCCGAGTGGTTTGAGGCCAACCTGACAGACGACGATGAGGTTTTCGCCAAGATCAACTGCGAGGGCTCCGAGGTGGACATCCTGAACGACCTCGTTGGGTCGGGCGAGATTTGGAAGATTCACGCGGTCACCATCTGCTTCGACGTTCAGAACATTCCCGGCCAGGAACACCGGGAGTGGGAGACACGGCAGGCGATGGAGGAGATCGGTTTCAACGTTGGTCGCTGGCATCTTTTCGGTGCCGCGAAGGGGCCAACCCACAAGGATCGGATTCTGGACTGGATGGCTACCGTATGAGGATTTTCGTGACCGGCATAGCGGGCTTCATCGGCTCGACCGTTGCGGAGCTTTTGAGGGACTGCGGCCATCAGGTGAGCGGCTGCGACGACCTTTCGCTGGGCCGCTGGATCAACGTGCCCGAAGGCATCGACTGGGACGTTGGTGACTTGCGGGACATGAAGGCCATCAACGCCGACGTGGTTGGTCACCTCGCCGCGATGTCTTGCGCCAGGTGGCCCGACCCGACCGAGCTGTGGGAACGGAACCTCGAGGCGACCGTTCACCTGAAGTCAATCTTCAATGGCCGCATTGTCTTCTCGTCCACATGTGTCGCACCGGACCCCCTCTTGGGGGCTTACGCCGGCAGCAAGTGGGCTTGCGAAAACATCCTTCCTGACGCGACGATCTTTCGCTTCGCCAACGTTTACGGACCTAAGCAGCGTGACTGGGGTGCCGAGCCGGGTGTCCTTGCCGCATGGCAGAAGGCCGAGGCGGTAGGGGAGCCGATCCGTATTGACGGTGATGGTTCCCAGACCCGCGATTTCATCCACGTTGACGACGTGGCCCGCGCCATTCTCCTGGCCTGCGAGTCGGATGAGGGTGACGGCCACACAATGGACATCTGTACCGGAGTCCAAACCCCCGTGATCGAGTTGGCGGATCATTTCGACGCGCCCCGCGAGTTCGCACCACGCAACCCGGTGGACCCGGACTCGATGCCCCAGGACCCGGAGCCCGCGGCCCGTATCCTCGGTTTCAGATCGGCCATCGAGCTTTGAGGTACACGCTTCTCCTGATAACCGACGGGCGTGACGATTACCTCACCCGCACTTTGACTTCGGCGCTGGTGAACCTGCCCGCCCCTGAACGGGTGGTGCTGGTTGATGACCGCGCCCACATCCTCGGTTTCGCCGGGGCGATACAGCACGGTTGGGCGCAGATCCTCGCGACCGACGCGGAGTTCATTTTTCATCTTGAGGCCGACTTCACTTTCAACCAGCCGGTCCCACTAGACGACATGGCGCACTTGCTGGAAGACCCACGGATCGTTCAGGTGGCGCTAAAGCGTCAAGCTTGGTCTCCGGAAGAGGTGGCAGCGGGTGGTCTCGTGGAAGCCGTCCCTGCGGCTTTCGAGGAGCGGGATGAGCATGGCGTGGTCCACACCGTGACCCGCCGCTGCTTCACGACCAACCCCTGCCTCTACCGCCGCGAGATCGCGGAACGCGGCTGGCCCCAGGAGCCGGAGTCCGAAGGCAAGTTCGGCATCAAACTTTTCAATGAAGACTTCGAGGCTGTTTCATGTTTCCTCGGTGGCAAGTTTGACCCGCCGATGGTCCATCACATAGGTGACGAAAGGGCTGGTCTTGGTTACTGAAACCGCCGCCATACAGGCTAATAACCGGAGGCCCAAGTGAAGGTCACGGGTATTGCGATGGTCCGCGATGAGCGGGACATAATTGCTCAGACGGTCGGTTGGATGAAACGCAATGTTGACCAAGTTATTGTTGCCGACAATCTTTCCAGCGACGGGACGCGGGAGATACTTGACGGCCTCGGCGTCACTGTTATTGACGACACAGAAGTCGGCTATCGCCAGTCCGAGAAAATGTCAAGGCTTGCGGAGCTGGCAAGGCAGGAGGGCGCGGGATTCATTGTTCCGTTCGACGCTGACGAAATTCACGTTCTGCTTGGCGGCACCATCCGGGACGGCCTAGCGGAGCTGGATGATGACGTTCTCGTTTCCGAAGCCGCGCTGTACGACCATGTTGCCACCGGGGCCGACTCCGATGACACCGATCCGATCCGCCGCCTGACTTATCGTCGTGCTTCGCAGGCACCGCTTCGCAAGGTCGCTGTCCGTGCCGTCGAGGGCGTCACGATCCACCAGGGCAACCACTCGGCTTCTTTCCCCGGCATCCGTCATCCGAAAACGGTCACGGACCTGATGTGCGTCCACCATTTCCCTTACCGCTCGGTTGAGCAGTTCGTCTCCAAGGTCCGTAACGGTGCCGCGGCTTACGCCGCCACCGACTTGCCGAAGGAAGCGGGCGCTCACTGGCGGCAGTACGGCGAGATTCTTGACAGGCAAGGTGAGGCGGGCATTGCGGAGATTTTCCACACTTGGTTTTACCGGGAGAACCCGCACGAGGAGCTGGTCATCCACGGCGAGCAGCAGCGGGCGCTCATACATGATCCGTGCCCGAGGTAGTTATCCCCTTCGCGGGGGACTGCCCGCACCGACGAAAGGCGCTCGAATGGGTCCGCGAGAGACATATCTGGCCCGTCACCGTCGCCTTCGGCGGCGCTCCTTGGATCAAAGCGGAGGCGCTGCGGCCCGCAATCGAGGCTTCTTCCGCCGACGTTCTGGTCATCGCGGACGCCGACTGCTGGACTGACGGGCTCCCTGAAGCCGTCCGTGCGGTTGAACTGGGCGCTCCGTGGGCAAAGCCTCACTCCCTTGTTCACAGGCTCACACAAGCCAGCACAGAGGCTTTGTATCGCGGTGAAAAGTGGACGGAACTTGACGAGCGCCCCTATCACGGGGTAGCGGGCGGTGGTTTCATCGTCGCCCGCCGCGAAACCCTCCTTGAGATCCCGATGGACCCTCGTTTCGTCGGCTGGGGACAAGAGGACCTTTCCTACGCAATCGCCCTTCACACCCTCGCCGGCAACGCATGGCTCGGGGACGCCGACCTGATTCACCTTTGGCATCCGCCGCAGGACCGCATGAGCCGCATGTGGGGTTCGGTCGAGAACAAGCGGTTGATGAAGCGGTACTCAGCCGCGAAGTGTAAGCCCGCCCTCATGCGCTCACTGATCGAGGAGATCCATGCTAGCCAACCTTCTGAACACGCCCTGCACGTTGATTCATCGCTCTAACTCGGGCACCACGACGAGGTACGGGGCGAAGGTCAAGGCGGAAATGACCACCACCACGCTTTGCGCGTTTCAGCAGCGGCAGCGTTCGGACGAGGACGAAGAGCTCGCGTCGAGCCAGTGGATGTTGATGCTGGACGCCGATGAGGATGTCACGAACATTGATGGCGTGGTTGTTGCCGGTCAGCGGTACGAGTTTTTCGGTCAGCCCTGGCCGGTCACTAACGAGCAGACGGGCGTGACCCATCACATCGAAGCGACCGTTACCCGTGTCGCAGGAGCCGAGGCCGGATCTTGATTGACGTTGAAGCCATCACCACCACCTATCTTGACGGCCAGATTGCTACGCAGGTTGTTCCCGAGGCACCGGATGACACTTCCGAGGCGTGGGTGAAGGTGACGCTGATTGATTCCGGGCAGATCGCGGCCAAGGACCAGGACCACTTCAACGTCTATTACCTCCAGCTTGACTGCTACCCGTCGGGTGACGGGGTGGAGCATCAGGAGGAAGCGTCGGACCTTTGCCTTGAGGTGCGGGAGGAGATGGCAGCGATGCCCGCGGCCAGCCACACCGGGGCGGTCATCACCGCTGTCCGGTTCACCGGCTCGAGGCGGATGCCCGACACGGAGTTCAAGCCCCCGCGCCAGCGGTACATCGTAAGCGCCGACGTTTACGCCCACCCGGCATGAAGTACCTACCGAACCCCAACTTCCTCAACGAGCTCCAGGCCGATGACGAATACATCGACGGCCTCACGGAATGCGCGAAGGAGATCAGGGACAGGGCGTGGTACGTCAAGCACCGCGTCATGGTCAACAAAAGATTTCGTCCCATTGAGGTCGATGCCGCCGACGGCGATGTCTACGTAACCGACACCGACTTCGGCGCACACCTTGACGAATACGGCAGCGTGAACAATCCGGCCTACGCACCGATGCGTACCGCCGTCCGCGCCGCAGGTTTCCGGCTCTCCGAAGAGTCCAAATAGCACCCCCGCGCCATTAGGCGCACCACTCAGTAAACACCAACGCCCTCCGGGGCAGGAGGTAAACCCATGTCGCAAGATACAGATGAGATTCTTGTCGCAGCAAAGGGCAACATCTATATTGCCCCGGTCGGCACATCACTGCCGGCCACCGAAGTAGCCACCCTCAACGGCTCCTTCATCGACCTCGGTTACACGACCGAGGAAGGCACCAGCCTCACCTACGGTCAGACGACCGAAGACATCGGTGCGTGGCAGTCGCCGGACCCGGTTCGCCGGATAAGGACTGGCACCAGCATGACCGTCACGTTCAACCTGCTCCAGTTCAACCGTCTGTCGTTCTCGCTCGCCTTCGGCGGCGGAACGTGGTCGAACGCCAGTGCGACTTCCTGGCGTTATGACCCGCCGGACTCGGACGACGGCCTCGCCGAGTACGCGATGGTCGTGGACTGGCAGGACGGGTCGAAGAAGACTCGCCTCGTGGTTGAGCGCGGCACCGTCAGCGAAGACGTGTCCACCAGCCTCGTTCGCACCAACGCAGCTGTCCTGCCGATCAGCCTCAAGGCTCTGAGGCCGGACAACAGCAACAGCGCGTGGTACAGCGTCACCGGCGACACCGAGTTCGGAACCACCAGCTAATGACTAACACCAAGTCAACAGCAGCGAGCTCGAAGTCCGGTACTTCGGTAATGGTTGGCGGTAAGAAGTTCACCGTCACCGAGAAGATCCCCTTCAGGTTCCTGAAGGCGGCGCAGGAAGAAAACCTCGCGGAGATCGTAGAGATTCTGCTGGGTGCCGAACAGGCCGAAGCGTTCTGGGCGTTGGACCTCTCCATTGAGGAGGGCACCGACGCCATTCAGAAGCTGGTCGAGAAGGCAGGAGCCTCCCTGGGGGAATCCTAAGCCTCGCCGATTTCCTGAGTGATGACACTTGGGATGCGGTCGAGGCTGACTTCCAGCGCTTTTACAGGCTGGACCTGCGGCATGAAGTGAACACGGCGGGACTCCGACGGCTTTATGTGCTGACAAGGCACTTGCCGTCGGAGGCTGCGCTGTGGGCAATCAAGAGGGACACGCCGAAGAAGGCGGCGTCTCTGGATGAGCTCGGCCAGTTCTTTGGCCGTAACACGCCTGATTAGGAGGTGAGCAGTGGCAACTCGGATCGGTACAGCCTTTGTCGATGTCAAGGGTGATTTCACTCAACTGAACCAGGGAGTTGCTGCTGCTCTCGCTCCGGCGAAGCTCGGCAAGTTCGGCAAGGTCGCCGGCGTTGCTGCGGGTGCCGCGTTCGCGGGTGGTATTGCCGCTGCCGGTATCGGCAAGTTGGCGTATGACCTTGGCGCTGAGTTTGACAAGGCGTTCGACAAGATTCGTGTTGGCACCGGCAAGACCGGCAAGCCGCTCAAGCAACTAGAGAGAGATTTCAAGGCGGTGTTCTCGTCGGTTCCGACCGATGCTGAGAATGCCGCCACTGCTATTGCAGGACTCAGCACCCGTCTGGACTTGACGGGCAAGCCGCTTCGCAGAATGTCGAAGAACATGCTGGAGCTGTCCCGCATGACCGAGACAGACCTCGGCGGCAACATCCAGTCCGTCACCCGCCTTTTCGGTGACTGGGGCGTTCAGACCGAGAAGCAGATTCCGACGCTGAACAAGCTGTGGCGGGCGCACCAGAAGACCGGTGTGGGCATCAAGGATCTGTCCGACCTCATGGTCCAGTTCGGTTCCCCGCTGCGGAACCTCGGCTTCGACTTTGATACCGCCGCCGCGATGTTCTCCAAGTTTGAGAAGGAGGGCGTCAACGTCCAGACCGCCATGCCGGGTCTGCGGATGGCACTCAAGAACTTCGCGAAGGACGGCAAGGACCCGCAGAAGGCGCTGATGGCGACCTTCGAGGCGATTGATAAGGCCGGGTCCACCGCTAAGGCCAACACCATTGCTTTCGACACGTTCGGCACCCGCGCCGGACCCGATCTCGCCGCCGCGGTGCGCGAGGGACGCTTCGAGTTCGACGACATCATCAAGTCGATGAGGGACGGCAAGTCCACCATCATGGACACCTCGAACGACACTCGCGATTTCGGCGAGAACATGAACAAGTTCGGGAACAAGCTCAAGGTCATCTTCGAGCCGCTGGGTACCCTTGTCTACAACTCGGTTGGGAAGCTGTCTGCGGCGTTGGCCGACCTGCCGCTGAAGAAGTACGCCAGCGAGATCCAGAAGTTCACGAAGCACAACCAGGACTTCAAGGATGTGCTGAAGGCAGTGAGGGTCGGGCTGAAAGCTTTCGGCGAGGTGGCGAGGGTCGCCTTCTCGATCATGAAGGAGCAGTTCAAGGCGGCATGGACCTACGTCAAGGGTGCCATGCAGGTCATGCGCGGGGTTATCAAGGTCACCTCCGGTGTGTTGACGGGCGACTGGTCGAAGGCGTGGGAGGGTGTCAAGGACATCTTCCGCGGCTCGACCAAGGTGGTGCTCGGTGTGTTGCGGGGCATGACGGCCCCTGCCCGCAAGATCGGCGGCTTGATCATGAAGGGCCTGAAGTCCGTGTTCAGCGGCGCTTGGGACACCATCACGGGTATTTTCGAGGGCGGCGCTAACGCTGTCATTGATGTTGTGAACGCGATCATCAGGGCGATCAACGCCATTCCGGGTGTCCCTGACATTGACGAGATCGGTTCCGTTGGCGGCGGCGGTGGTCCGAAGACCCCGGCGCAGAAGGCGTTCAAGACTTTCCAGCGTGGTTCGTACATCACGGGCGGCAAGCCGACCGGGGATTCCGTTCCCGCGCTCCTCGAGCGTGGCGAGTATGTGCTGAACCGGAACGCCGTCAAGAAGGTAGGCGTTGACCGCCTGAACGACCTCAACTTCAAGGCCGCTTCTCGTTTCCAGACGGGCGGGCCCGTTGGCCTCATCAACGGCGGGGACGTTTGGGACGCGGCGAAGGGTGCTGTCAGTGGCGCGGCGAACCTCGCCATGAAGGGTCCCGGCTTCTTCATCGACAAGCTGCCCGACCCGAACATTCCCCAGCCGTTCACGGGTGTTGGTCCTTACGCCATCAAGAAGGCAACCGATTTCATCAAGGACAAGGTGAACCCGTTTACGGGCGGCGGCAGCAACGCCGCGTCCTACCCCGGACTTCCCGGCGGGGCGGGCATGTTCCAGGGCAAGGCTGTCGCAAGCTGGATTATTCCGATTTTGACATGGGCTCAGAACCACGGATGGGGCGGGAGCATCACGTCTGGTGTCCGCAGCGCCGCGCACAACGCCACCATTCCCGGTGCTTCACCAACCTCTAACCACCTTGCCACCGCTTACCCTGGCGGCGCTATCGACGTTGGCGGGTTCGATGCCCGTGCTGAGGGGCAGGCGCTTGCCTCGGTGCTCGCGAAATACCCGAAGCACCCGACCCTCATCTGGGGTGGCCCGACGATGGACGACTGGGGCCACTTCTCGGCCACGGGACATCAGAAGGGCGGTCTGATCGGGGGCCTCCGTCACCTCATGGTTGGCGGCGCAGCGGAGCACGGTGTCGTCAAGCGGGTCGGTGCCGACCTACTTAGCCACGGCTTCGACTTCAAGTCCACCGCGGGCATCCTCGGCAACGCTTGGCGGGAGGGTTTGTGGAACCCGTCGCAGATGGAAATGACGGGGGCCGATAACGGCGGGCTCTGGGGCTTCACCGCATACGAAAAGTCCCTCGCGAACCTTCGCGCCTATGCCGAGAGTAAGGGCAAGCGGTG